GGATATATGTGTTGTAGTCATTGTTATTATTATTTTCCTTGGTTATAACATTATAACAGTTATAATTCAAATGTCAACGATAATGTTATAAGAGCACTTTATTTATTGGTTAAATACACTATATAAGGAATTATAAATTATGCCAGTATTGAGCCCTACGGGATTTCCAACTTCTCCTATTATACCTAATTCGTTAGCTGGTACTGCGGCTGATTTTACGGCAAAAATATCACCAATGACTAGCGGTGCTATACAAGCCGCAATTGGGACACGTATTGTACCAGGAGTTGGTGCAGGTGCCATGCCATCTATTCCATCTGGAGCAAGTCTTGATCAGGTAACCATAACTGGACAGTTTGGCAATCAAGATATTCTCAAACATACTACAGAACAAAGAGTCAGGATAAAAGTACCACCTAAGTATTTGGTACAATATACATCAGGTAGTGACGCCGGTGAGTTATCCGACGAAACAGGGTTTGGCGGCATAATATTTCCCTACACTCCGACAATTTCTTATGAAAATAAAGCAGATTGGACTGAAATAAAACCATTACACTCAAATTTTAATATACCATTCTATCAACGTAGCAGTGTTGGAACAATTAATATCAGTGGAAAGTTTACAGTGGAAAATAGTAGAGATGCACAAGTTTATCTGGCCACAGTACATTTATTAAGAGCATTAACAAAGATGCGGTTTGGTGGTGCATCGAACGGAGATGCAGATAGCGGAGCACCACCACCTATATGTCGATTATATGCATTTGGGCCTTTTATGTTAAAAAATGTGCCAGTGGCTATTACTAGTATTCGTGTTGAATTACCCAATGATTGCGATTATTTTAGTTTAAATGGTGTAACTTCTGTTCCTACTATATCTACATTGGCTGTAACATGCTTACCTGTGTACAGTAGAAAAGAAATGCAAGACTTCTCTGTAACCAAGTATCTAAATAGAAACTATAATGAAGGATATATTTAATGTACAGCAAAACTAGTCCTTACTATACCACTGAGTTAGTAAATGGATATCTTGATATTATGTCATTTCGAGATATACCATATCAAGCAGACGATATATTGTTTGAAGTAACAAATACCTATGAAAATAGACCAGATTTGTTGGCCTATGACTTGTATAAAGATTCTTCTCTTTGGTGGGTATTTGCCATGCGTAATAAGTCAACCATTAAAGATCCTGTATACGATCTTGTAGCTGGTGCAAAAATATACCTACCTAAATTATCCACACTTAATTCTGTATTAGGAATTTAATATATGGCATATGATGCAAATGGGAATTATACAGGAGATTATGAAGGGTCTGATGATACTCAACGTAAAACAGATAAATCTGATGCTAAGAAAGATGAAGCAAATCAGATAGTAGACTTATCTGGCGAAAGTAATGTTTTTAACAAGTATAGAACTATCACTTATAATTTTACTTTAGCAGCCCTTGAAAAACGACATTTAGACCATCCTGAATCATATAGGAAAGATGATGCTGACTTAAAATTAATTATATTAAAGTCAGGTGGTAAAGGGGCATCAATGATGGAAAGAACTCTATCCACTAATGATCCTAACTTCAACAAATTGGCACAGGATCAAGTTGGAAAAGGAAGTCAAAGCGCTCGGCGAAACCCAGGCCCTCAAGCCCATAGTGCTAATTATTATGCTGAAAAATATATGGAGGATTTTAATAATAAAAGTCCTGGCAGATTTGACATGTTTATGGAAAATGTTGAAATTGAAAGTTTAATAGCACCTAGCCAAAAAACCAACACCACCACTGCTACAAAAATTAAATTTGATGTCATTGAGCCATATAGTATTAATGGATTCATTGAAGCGTTACATACCTCTGCTGTTGCTGCTGGATTTCCTAGTTACCAAAATGCTACCTTCTTGCTCAAATTAGAATTTTGGGGATATCCCGACGATGAAGAGTTTCCAGAACCTGTAAAGATTCCAAATAGCACTAGATATTATCCAATGTCTATTACCGAAGCTAATATTGAAATTACTGAAAAAGGTACATTATATAGATGTAATGCAGTTCCTTACAATGAACGATCATTTGGTCATCCTAATATGATCAAGAAACCTATAAAGATGCAAGGAAAAACAGTCGGCGAAATTTTAAGAAATTTATTTAAAGCCATTGACACTACTTCTAAAGAAATTCAAGAGATAGAAAATAAAGAGGCAGGTGTTAACTCCAAGGAATGGGATAAGTATGAAATTAAATTTCCTACTTGGTCTGATACAGAAGGTTGGCTCAATGACAAAGAAAATAAGATAGCTGCTAGTGAAATGGGAAATGTTCTTACAGGACCATTGCTAGTAGGGATGAATAAACCTCAGGATACCTCGCAGGCAAACGGTTATAGTGCTAACGATGCAAAAAAACCTAAAGAAGGTGAGCAACCACCGTCTGTTAAGTTTAAACCCAATGAATCTGTTGTACAAATTGACCAAGATACAAATATCAGTGAGCTTATAACTGAAATTGTTAGAGATAGTGAATATGCTAAAGATTTATTAAAAGGACTTACTGAAAACAAACCTGGAATACCTGATCAATATGGATTCGTGGAGTATTGGTTAATCAGAGTTGAAACTACAAATTCTGACGAAATTAATGAGTTAGGACAAAAACCTTTTCAGAAATTTACGTACTTAGTGTCTCCATATAAGGTTCATTATACTCGAATACCAGGGTTTGGTAGAGAACGTATTAATGAGAAAGATCTAAGAAAAGTAAGTAACCGTGAATACAATTGGATCTATACAGGAAAGAATATAGATGTTTTAAATTTTAAACTTAATTTTAATAATTTATTCTTTGAAGCAGTTCCTATCAATATGGGAAATAAACCAACTTCTGGAAAGTCTGATGCAGCCGCTCCTGCTAATACTACCAATGCTAAATTAAATGCTAAACCCGCTGAAGTTAGTCAAGGCAACAGGGCACAAGGACAAGTTCCTGATCCTGCTGTTAAAATATTATCTGCAAAACTACAAGCATACGGAGGTAATGCAGCACAACCTCAAGAAGATCCTTATCAGTTACTAGCCAGAACAATGCACAATGCTGTAATTAATTCTAAGGCTAGTATGTTAACCGGTGACATTGAAATTTTAGGTGATCCTTTTTATCTTGCAGGTGCAGGTGCAGGCAATTGGAATCCTAAACCTGCTAAACGAGGACAAACACAAACAGGTGAAATAAATCACAATTATGGTGCTGCTCTTATTACCATTAATTTTAGAAATCCTGAAGATATTAATAGTTTCGAAGACGGAGGCATGATGAGGTTTGATAGTAATCGTGTTCCGTTTAGCGGAGTCTATCAGGTAACTACAGTTATTAGTACATTTAAAGATGGCATATTTAAACAGAAATTAGATATTATAAGAATGCCTGGACAAGTATTAGATTCTGATCTCCGCAGCAGTGATCCTGCTGATAGAATGTCAACTGAACCTAAACCAGGCTCACAGGTAGTTCCTGATGAAACTAGATCAATGAGTCCAGAAGCCAGAGCAGATTCAAGATCAGTGGAAACTGTACTTGGCAGAGGCTTACCTGATTTAACTACAAATTTTGCTGCCGCTGTAGGTGGGCTAGGTGGTAGTCCATTATCACAACTAACATCTGCGTCACCTCTAAGTAAACTTCCTGCTGCTGGTGTAGATTTATTGAAGCAGACTCCTGGATTAACTGTGCCTTCGTTAAATGTATCGTCAGTAGTTGGAAATGCCTTGCCTACTGATCTAACATCTAATATAAGATTGAATACTTCAGGGCTTGCATCATTGCAGAGTGCGGCATTGAGTGTGTTAGGTGCAGCAGCATCGGTATCAGCTGCTGCAAATATAGTAAAAGGCACATTCTCGCAGCAAGGGTTAACTGGGCTCATTGGAGGAACATTAGCAGCTTCCGCAATTAGTGCTGCAAAAAATATATCTAATCAAGGGTCGGGCATAGGACAAGGTGCAAGTGTTTTAATAAATCCTAGTTCGGCTATACCAGCAATTCCTACAGCAAATGATATTAAACAAGGTTTGAATATTAATTCAAGTGTATTGTCTGGCGATAATATATCTAAAACTATTTCAGGAGTAGCAACAGGTATACCTAATGCGTTGAAAACTATGGGTAGCGATGTTGGCAATCTTATTAGCGGAGTAGGAAATAAAATCAATGCATTAACATCGTTGCCCACTGATCCACAGGGCATTGCTGCTAAAGTAGGGTTAGATCCAAGTAAATTATCAGGATTAGGCGGAGCATTACAAAGCAAACTGCCAACACAAGTAACTGATCTTCTTAATAAGATACCAGGTAATGTAAATCTAACACAGGCAAAAGCTCAAGGATTGGTGTTGGATTATATACCTATAGCTAAAATAGCCAACATACCTGCAACACCAAATTTTTCTAAAGCACCTATTGCACAACCTGATCCTGCATATCTTAAACAAGTTGTTGCGCAGGGTGGGCCAACCGCATTGCAAAATTTATTTGGTGTTACTAGTATGAGTAAGTTATCTACTAATTTAGTACCCGGTGATTTAATTGCTTCTGCTGAACAAGCTGTATCTAACTCACGTCTTAACCCACTTGGTAACTTAACAGGAATAACTAATCTTGTAGATATAAATGCTGCTAAAGACAAATTAGGTAGTTTCCAAAATCAATTATCTGGATTAACAGGACAAGTTAAGATACCCGACTTAGGTTCAGCAGGATCAGCGGTTACTAAATTTGCAGCAGGGTCATTAGGATCAAGCCCATTAACTAATTTAGTTAATGGTTTAAACAAAAACACAGGAAGCACATAGCATGGCAGAAGAAACAAGAGTGCATAGCGGCGGCCCAAGTTCACAACAATCAACTCCGGGTCCGTTTCTAGCAGAAGTAACAAATCACCTTGACGGAACTTATATGGGTATGTTAGAAGTTGCGTTACTAGGAGGCATGCCAAATAATCCTAAGATACAGGAAGAAACTCATGTTGTTAGATATCTAAGTCCGTTTTCTGGATTTACATCTAGCAGATATGAAGGGACCAATAGCAGTGACTTCAACGATGTACAAAAAAGTTATGGATTTTGGATGGTTCCTCCCGACGTCGGAAGTAAAGTTATGGTTATCTTTATCGATGGTGATCGCAATCAAGGATATTGGATTGGATGTGTATCCGATATGTTTCAGAATCATATGATTCCGGGTATTGCTGCCAGCAAGCAAGTAAAAATGACTGATGAGCAACGTAGAAAATATGGAACAGATAATCTACCAGTTGCTGAATTTCATAAAAAATCTCAAAATTTACAGAACCCTGTTCCTCAAAAATTTGCTAAACCAATACATCCATTTGCTGATAGACTAATGCAGCAAGGACTGTTATTGGATACCATCCGCGGGGTTACATCTAGTAGTGCCAGAAGAGAAGTTCCAAGTAGTGTGTTTGGTATATCTACTCCTGGACCGTTAGATGATAGTCCTGGTGCAAAACGAGGTAAGATTGGGTATGAAGGCGGAACCCGTGCACCGGTAAGCAGACTAGGTGGTACAACATTTGTCATGGACGACGGTGATATAAATGGTCAAAATGAACTAGTTAGAATTCGTACAAGGACTGGCCATCAGATATTAATGCATAACAGTCAAGATTTAATCTATATAGGCAATAGCAAAGGAACTACATGGATTGAATTAACATCTAATGGCAAGATTGATATATATGCCCAAGATTCTGTAAGCATACATTCTGAAAATGATTTTAATTTCCGTGCTGATAGAGATATTAATATCGAAGCAGGTCGTAATATTAATGTCAAAGCTGGCAAGAACATGGAGACAAATATCACTGGATATAATTATCTTACAGTAGATGGCGATCAAAAGATAGCAATCAGAGGAAGTCATGATGAAACTATCGGTGACGAAGTTAAAATAACAGCAGGAAATAATTATAGTCTGAGCTCTGCCAAAGATATTAAACAAGCAGCAGAAGGCTCAATAAATTTCTCATCAGAAGGAAATCTTAACTTAGGCACAGCAGCACAATTAAACTTAGGTGCAAATGGTAATATTGTTGGATCAGGGGCCAATATACATTGGAATGGACCAGCAGCAGATGCACCTGCACAACCTGATGCTGCTACAATACCACCACTATTACCTATTTTTAGTTTACCTAATAGAAGTGTAACTGCCGGCTGGGCCAATAGTATATTCTATAATACTAGTACTATTAAAACTATTATGCAACGTGTACCAACGCACGAACCATGGCCGCAACATGAAAATATTAATTCTCCGCAGTTTTCTCCAGCAGCTACAGATGTAACATTAGCTGATAGATCAGCATCGGGTATTCCTCCTAACCCTGCTGCTGCTCAACAAGAACCTGCCAATCCTCCAGAAGTTGTTCCAGGAACTTGTACACCTGAGTATTCTAAAGATATCAACGCTAGTTCGTCTCAGGCAGGTATTTCTGCTATTAAAGCAGCATGTGCCAAATATGGGTTAACAAGTCCATATGCTGTTGCAGCATTGCTAGGCATTGCAGGTGGTGAATGTCGTTGGAAATTAGTTGAAGAAGGATTTAATTATCCAGCTGATAGATTATTACAAGTATTTCCAAGTGTATTCAAAGGAGATAAAGATCTTGCACAGAAATATGCTGGCAATCCTAATAATAGCCTACCTGAATTCTTATATGGTCATACAACTGCTAAAGGAAAAGGATTAGGAAACACTCAAGTTGGCGATGGCGGTAATTTTATAGGTCGTGGATATATTCAACTAACTGGTAGAAGCAACTATGCCAAGTACGGTGCTATGGTAGGTAAGGATCTATTAAACAATCCTAAATTATTAAATGACCCAACTGTAGCTGCTGAAGTAAGTGTAAAATACATGCTTGATAGATGTAAAGCTGATCAAAATGATACTGGGTATGTTGAAAAAGCTATTCATGCAGTTGGATTTTGCGTTCCTGACATATATGCTAGAAAGAAAGGATATTATGAATGCTTCCTTGGTCAGTTAAAAGGGAGTACTCTAAGTTCTGGTAACGGTGGTATTGTTACTGACAGCAGCGGTAAGCCAATAAAAACTGGTTCTTAAGGGTAATAAATATAATATGCCTTATAAGAATCTTGAAATAAACCCAGTTCAATATAGTGAACAACATACCGATAAGTTAAGTCAATACTATCGAGGATTTAGCACAGCTAATCCAACTAACCGGGGCTCTAAACTCTACGACTTTGATTTAATTAAACAAGATATTTTAAATCAATTTAATACTCGTAAAGGCCAGCGAGTAATGAATCCTAAGTTTGGATCTATTATATGGGACTTATTAATGGAGCCATTAACCCCACTAGTCAGCGATTTACTCAAGCAAGATATTGCTACTATTTGTAATTCAGATCCTAGAGTTTATCCATTACAAATGAATGTAAATGAATACCCACAAGGATATTTAATTGAGATAACATTGGCAATGAAGAACACAAATCAAACTTCCAATCTACGATTAGCATTTGATCAGAAGCTTGGCATAGTTGTACAATAATACTCTCACTTAATTACTACAATAAATACGGTATAAACTATTATGATACCATCAACAAATACACAATTATTAGTCAGCGAAGATTGGAAAAAGATATATCAATCTTTCCGTAATGCTGACTTTAAAAGCTACGACTTTGAAACTCTTCGTCGTACAATGATTTCTTATCTTCAAGAAAAATATCCTGAAGAATTTAATGACTATATTGATAGCAGTGAATACATTGCTCTTATTGATGTTATTGCTTACCTAGGGCAAAATCTAAGTTTTCGCATTGATTTAAATGCTCGTGAAAACTTCTTAGAAACTGCTCAACGTAGAGAAAGTATATTACGCCTTGCCCAACTGATAAGTTACAACCCTACTAGAAATGTTCCTGCTAGCGGATTCTTAAAACTTACTGCTGTGGCTACTACAGATAATGTTTATGATGCTAATGGAACAAATTTATCTGACACAACAATTGGGTGGAATGATACAACCAACCCAGATTGGTATCAGCAATTTATTAATGTTATGAATTCTGCAATGTCCAGCAACTTTGGCAATCCAGCCGACCGTGCTACCATTGATGCAATTACCACTGAAAAATATAGAATCAGTACTTCGACAAAAGATGTTCCTGTGTTTAGTTTCTCTAAAAATATAAACGGAACATCAATGAGTTTTGAAGTAGTTCCTGCTACATTCTCCGATGATAAGACTTATGTTGAAGAATCACCACCAACACCCGGCAGTCTATTCAGCATCATATACAAGAATGATAATCAAGGAAGTGGTAGTGCAAATACAGGTTTCTTCACACATTTTAAACAAGGAACAATTAGTCTTTCACAATTTAGTATTAGCAATCCTGTAACCAACGAAATAATAGGAATTAATACTCCTAATATCAATAATACAGATACGTGGTTATGGCAAAAAGATAAATCAGGCAATTATTCAACCCTATGGACACTTGTTCCGTCGTTGGTGGGAAATAATGTAATATATAACAGCGTTAATAAAAGTCTTAGAACTTTATATGCTATCAGTAGTCGCGATCAAGATCAGATAGATTTAAATTTTTCTGATGGTGTATTTGGCGACCTACCTAAAGGAGCATTTTCGTTCTTCTATAGACAAAGTAACGGATTAGCCTACATCATTAAACCTGAGCAAATGAGTGGAATTTCTGTAACTATTCCTTACAAAAATGCAGCTGGTCAAAATCATTCATTGACATTAACATTAAGTTTACAGTATACAGTTACAAATAGTGCAGGGGCTGAATCTAATTCTAGTATACAAACAAAAGCACCGCAACTTTACTACACACAAAATAGAATGATCACTGGAGAAGATTATAATATTGCTCCATTAAAAGCAGGATCTGATATTTTAAAAATCAAGAGTATAAATCGGGTGTCAAGTGGACTTAGCAAATATATTGATTTATCAGATGTTACAGGCAAATATAGTTATACTAATATTTTTGCCAACGATGGCATTTTATACAAAGAAGAATCTACAAACATATTTGAATTTGAATCTACAAACAGAAATCAAGTGTTATCAATTATAAAAAATAAAATAGCACCTATAATTTCATCTCCTGAACTAAGATCATTTTATATAGATCAGTTCAGTAGAATTACTCTAGGATCGTCATTGTTAACATGGAAAGAAGTTAATTCGTTACCTAACGAAAGTAGAGGATATTTTTATATTGGGTCAACTGCTTATTCTGTAAGCGGATCTTATATTACCAACGGTGCTATGATTAAGTTTTTACCACCTTCTGGCAAATATATAACAAATACCAATATGTTAAAAACTATCCCAGCATCGGGAATTCCTACTAATGGAAAATTGTATTTTTGGGCAACGGTTAAAAAAATTGTAGGCGATGGCGCCAACTACGGTCAAGGAACATTGTCAGATGGTACAGGTCCTATAATTTTCTCAACTGTGGTACCTAACGGGTGTATGCCTTCAGAAGTTATTCCTAAATTTAATAATATATTAAGTTATTCAGTTGAAACTGAAATTGCAAATATTTGTACAACCAAGAAAAACTTTGGTCTTACTATTGACACGACCACACGTGAATGGGTAATAATACTCAATTCTAATCTAAACATTACAGATCCGTTTAGTTTGGTTAATCAAAATAACATAGAAGATCAAGGAGTTGATGCTAGTTGGTTAATTTCATTTGTATGGACAGGAAAATCTTATAAAGTAACTTCAAGAGCATTAAACTACATATTTGAAAGTCAGGCGGAAACAGCATTTTTTATTGATAATTCATCTGTTAACTATGATTTTACTACTAATACAGTTATTAAAGATAAAATTAATGTATTATCTATAAATTCTTTGGCAACCTCATCTATTACTGGGTTAGGATACGATCATCCATGGCAAGTTGATAGTGCTGTTATAGAAGCAGATGGGTATGTTGAACCTAAAAAAGTAAAAGTTAGTTTCTATGATTATAATAATCTAGGACAATTATTTGATCCTGATTCGTTTGATGTAATAGTAGGATCTGAATTTATATATTTTGAAAAAAACGCTGCTGGAACAAGATACAGTTTAACCAATGCTAATATAATGGCATTTGGTAATGAATTTGATTTCCTATCATATATATCTAATGTTAGTAACACAGTAGCTAACGGAGATTTATTTTATTTTTACGACCCGTCATTAAATTTAGTAAAGTATTGGTCATCGGCTTTTCAGAAATTAATTTACACAGATCAATATATTGGTAGAATGGGTCGTTCAGATATAAAATTTCACTATCAGCATAATAGTGGAAGTGAACGTAGAATTGATCCTAGTAAATCAAACATTATTGATATCTATGTATTGACAACAACATATGATAACAATATTAGAAGTTGGTTATTAGGCAACTCATCATCTGAACCTATGGCACCAACAAGTCAAAGTTTAGAACAAAATTATATATCAGCATTGTCTCCTATTAAAGGAATTAGTGATGAAATAGTATTTCATCCTGTACAATATAAAATATTATTTGGATCTAACGCAGTACCTAATCTACAGGCAAAATTTAAGGCAGTTAAAAATTCCAACAATACAACAACTGACAACGATTTAAAAACTAGAATATTATCTGCAATTAATAATTTCTTTGCATTAGAAAATTGGGAGTTTGGACAAAGTTTTCACTTTGGAGAACTTTCTACATATGTAATGAATTTGCTTACACCAGATATTACAAATTTTGTAATTGTTCCAATTACAAATAACAGTGCTTTTGGAAGTTTATATGAGGTAACATGCTTACCTAATGAATTATTCGTTAGCGGTGCAACAATTTCAGACATTGAAATAATTGATGCTATTACAGCATCGCAGTTAAAATCATCTTCATCGATCATAACAACAAGTGGAACTTAAAAATGGCGGATAACAGAAAATCAGTTAATTTACTACCAGATTATTTAAAGTCAGATAAAAATTCAAAATTCTTATCTGCTACAGTAGACCCATTGATTCAATCTCCACAGTTAGAGCGTATTGATGGATTTGTAGGATCACGTTTAACACCAAATTACAATAATACAACAGATTTTTATATCAAAGAAAACTCTGCTCTAAGAACAAATTATTCTCTTGAACCAGCATTAGTTTTAAAAGAAGCATCTTCTAAGATTACAGATGTAATTGCATTCGACGACTTAATTAATGAAATTGATATTCAAAGTGGAAAAACAAACAACCTTGATAGATTATTTAGATCTAAGTTCTATTCCTATGATCCTTATATTAATTGGGATAAGTTAGTAAATTATTCACAATATTATTGGTTGCCCAATGGTCCTGATTCTATAGTAATAAACATTCTTCCAGAAGATATAGAAGGATTAGTATCTTATACAATGCAAAATGGATACCCATTAAGCAATGGAATGAAATTGCGTTTTGATTCCAATGGCAACGAATATTATGTCGAAGGAGTGGGTAGTAGTATTAAATTAATTAATATTAAACTACTGGAAGTTAACGAATTAGCTGATGTAGCATATAACGAAACATTTGACAGTGACAAATTTGATAGTTATCCATTTGACGGTGATAAAAAAATACCATTAACCGCAGAATATATAACAATTAATAGAGCAAGTACTGATTTAAATCCGTGGTCAAGATATAATAGATGGTTTCACTCTGAGATAATTCGTATCACATCAATAATCAATAATCAGCCATTTATATTACCTCTTAATTCAAGGGCTCAACGCCCCATTGTTGAATTTAAACCTAACATACAATTATATAACTTTGGAAAAACTGGCATAGAAAAGATTACTGTAATTGATACAGACACTACTAATGCATTTTCCAGTGTTGATGGCACAATAGGTTACTATGTTGATGGAGTATTATTAGAGCACGGTAATACAATTATATTCAATGCTGATACCAATGACAATGTAAGGGGAAAAATTTACACAGTAAATTATGATATTTCTACCAACCCATCTACACTTAGATTGGTAGATCCAGTTACTCCTAACAATTTAGATTCTGTTGCAATAAATTACGGAACTAATAATGCAGGAACGTGCTGGCATTACAATTCTGCTACTGATAAATGGATATATTCTCAGCAACATATAAAAATAAATCAGGCACCATTATTTGATCTGTTTGATCATAATGGAATTAGTTACACTGATACGGTATTATATAATTCTAATTTTGTTGGATCTAAAATATTTGGATATGATATAGGAACAGGAACATCTGATAAAATTTTAGGGTTTCCTCTCAAGTACAAAAATAGTGTAGGTGTTGGTAGTTATTTGTTTAAGAATTATTTCATGACAGATAGTATCAATGTTAGTTCAAGTGGTGTAATTTCCACTGTTCCTACTAGTGTTACATATTTTAAATTTTCTGATTCAGGCTTATTAAAAAATGTTTGGAGCATTGCTGTTGATTATCAAATACCAGTAATTGAAATACAAACAATATTAACTGCTACAAATATAGCAACTATTTCATCAATTAGTCCTACACCTAATGTATCTGTAATTGCTTCTGTTAATTCTACTTTAACTACTGCAACTTTGTCAAAGACAGATTTAACTCTTACGTTTGACAAACCATTAAATGTAAATGATGTTCTATCATTGAAAATAACTTCTGATCAAATACCAAATAGTAATGGATTTTATGAAACTCCGCTTGGGTTAACAAACAATCCATTAAACGGCATTATTGCTAGTTTCACATTAAGTGAGCTCAGTGATCATTTGCATTCAATGGTTAATCGCATTACCAATTTCTCAGGATCTTTTCCTGGGTTGAGTAATTTAAGAGATTTAGATGATTATTCAAAATACGGAACCAGGCTTATTATAAATGCCAATCCTATTTCTTTTGCACAATTGTTTATTGGTAAGAAAGATCATAATGTAGTTGATGCAATACGACACGCAGCTGATCAATACAATCAGTTTAAGATGAATCTTTTAAGAGCAATGGTAAGAGTAGATAGCCAATTAACTCCTGCCGAAGCACTTGATATGATTTTAACAGATATTAATAATAAAAGTTCAGGAGCACCGTATTATAGATCTGATATGTTAGGATATGGTTTTAATAAAATTAAAAGAACATATACAGTATCAAATACAAATGTAACACATTATCCTATTGGATTGGACTTTGATTTAACTACATTAAGTTTTAAATCAGTGTTAGTATATATTAACAATATACAATTAGTTAACGAAGTGGATTACAGATTTTCTGTTGACGAAGTAATAATTTCTTTAGGCTTATCTCTAAACGATGTAATAGATATTCATTACTATCCAGATACACTTGGATCATTTATTCCTTCAACTCCTAGCAAGTTAGGCTTGTATCCTGCTTATTCTCCAGTGATATATTACGATGAGTCGTATATTAGTGCTAATACAGTTTTAATACGTGGGCATGACGGCAGTGTTATGCAAGCCTATGGCGATTACAGAGATAATATTATACTTGAATACGAAAAACGTGTTTATAACAATATAAAAACTAAGTATAATTCAGATATATTTGATATTAATGCTGTAATTCCGGGTGTATATAGGAAAGACAAATATCAGTTATCAGATGCAAATGATATATTAATAAAAGATTTTATCAAATGGACAGGTGCATACGGTATAGATGTAAGTACTAATAATATATATGATGAGGGCGATCCGTCTACTTGGAATTATAAGAATAGTATTAATAAGTTAACCAATACTGCCATCTCAGGACACTGGAGAGGAATTTACAAATATTTCTATGATACAGACAGACCAGATATATACCCATGGGAGATGCTTGGCCATTCATCTAAACCTACATGGTGGGATACTCATTATAGTTGGGTAAATCCAAGTAAGCGAAGTGATCTAATATCAGCAATTACCATTGGTTGGACTGAAGAGCCTCCTTCAATTAAAATAAATGCTAACTATGCTCGGCCCGATTTTCCGTTCATGTGTCCTGTTGATCTGTTAGGTAATCTATTAATGCCTAATGAGTTCCTGGTAAGCGATACTGGATACTATGATAAAATATCTAGTTGGGAATTTGGCGATTACGGTCCGGCAGAAACTGCTTGGCGTAAAAGTAGTTATTGGCCATTTGCTCTAAATGCAGCAGCAGCATTGCTTGATCCTTGTACCTATACATCATCAATGTTTGATACAAGCAGAACTGAATTGAATAGCAATGGACAATTAACTTATAAAGTGGATAATGCATATTTAAATCCTAATAAATTGTTAATTGAAGGATATGACAATGTACAAACAGCAGGGTTTGGTATATATGTTGTTGAGAAGGGTTTACAGAAAGATATAAATTATCTTTCTATATTGAAACAAGATTTAACATATATTAATTTTAACTTATTTCATAAAGTAGGCGGATTTGTCAGCAAAGATAAATTGCAGGTAGTTATTGATTCCATTGATCCATTGTCACATTCTCCCGGTGCAGTATTGCCACCAGAAAATTATACATTGGTATTAAATGTCAGTAACCCAATTAAGTCTGCAAGTATATCAGGAGTTGTAATTCAGAAATTTAATGGTAAATTTATTATCAAAGGATACGATAAATCTAAACCATATTTTAATGTATTATTACCTCTTAAATCTTCAGCATCTGGATCATTGACCGTTGGTGGAAAATCTGAAGAATTTACCGAGTGGGCTGGATCAATAACTTCAAGCGGACTTGGAGCAATTGATGTTACTGCGCCAACTCCTACTACTACTCGTTATTACAAACAAGGACAAATTGTAAGATATAATAATAGATATTATCGTGTTAAGGTTGGTCATGCAACTCAGCCCACATTTGATTCTACATTGTTTTATCTTTTATCAGAGTTGCCAATGGTCGGTGGATCAACTGTACAAAAATCTTCTAGATTTGAAAATAATGTAACTAAAATATCATATGGCACTAGTTATTCTTCTATACAAGAAATCTATGATATATTAATAGGCTACGGTGCTTATCTTGAAAGTCAAGGATTTATATTTGACGAATTTAATACCGATCTAAATGAAATAGTAGATTGGAAATATACAGGTAAGGAATTCTTATATTGGACTACACAAAATTGGGCAGATGGCAACTTAATTACATTAAGTCCATTTGCAGACTATTTGAAGTATGCATATAATGATTCTATTGTTGATAATATTTCAACAGGAGATTATGAATACAGTTTATTAAAAGCTGATGGAAAATCTTTTCCAATAGATAAATTCCGACTTTCTCGAGAAGATGGAGTATGTGTCATTAATACCATTGATACACTTGAGGGAATATTCTTTGCTACATTAAATTCTGTACAGAAAGAACACGGTATGGTTCTTGATAACACTACAATTTTTAATGATACCATTTACGAAATTGATACAGGATATAAACAACAAAGAATTAAACTTCTAGGATTTAGAACTGCTGGATGGAATGGCGATTTGTCTAGTCCTGGATTTGTATATGATAATGTTGATATCACCGATTGGGCACCTTATACTCTATATTTGCCTGGAAAAGTAGTACGATATAATGGTGCATATTATGAATCAAATTCAAAAGTTATTAACAATGCTATATTTGATTTCAATAAATGGGACAAACTAAACAGTAAACCTGAGTCAAATCTTTTATCAAACTTTGATTATAAGATTAAACAATTTGAAGATTTTTATAGTTTAGATATTGATAACTTTGATATTTCTCAACAAAAACTAGCTCAGCATCTTGTTGGATATACTCAACGCCCATATCTTAATAGTATTATTACTGATCCAATTGCTCAATATAAATTTTATCAAGGTTTTATTAAAGAAAAAGGCACTAAAAATGCCGTTGATAAATTGTCAAAGGTTGGCAATTTTACAAATCAAGGCGATATATCATTTAATGAAGAGTGGGCATTTAGAGTAGGACAATACGGTAGTTTTGTAACATATAATGAAATTGAAATTAATTTAACTGAAGGAACAGCATTAGAAAATCCGTATGTTGTTAAATTTGTAAATAGTAATCCGTTGAATGCTAATCCGTTAATAACTTACAAACTGCCGTCTGATCTATTATTAACTCCAGACGAATATATTTCTTCGTCAACATTTAATACCTATCCTAGCACCTTCTCAGATAACAATATAAAATTAAATACTGCTGGATATGTACGAGCAGACGACGTTACTGCTACTGCTTATAATAAAAATAGTTTATTAGATATTGCTAACAATTCATTAATACAAGAAGGTAATACTATTTGGTTAGGATTTTTAGAGAATGGTGACTGGACCGTTTATAGATATAGTAATCAATCTGCTAAAATTGCAGGAGTATATGTTAGTTCTCCTGCAATTGATATTACATTTACCACAGATATAAATCATAGTTTGTCTGTAGGCGACATTATATCAATTGTTAGATTTAATGATCAAGTAAATGGAATACATATTGTCACAGCTATTCCTAGATTGGATCAGTTTACTGTAGCATCATCATTGACTACAATTGCCAATGCAGAGCTATTAAGTAATGGATCATTGTTTAAATTTGAACAAGCTAGATATAATAACTTAAACGAATTAGTTAATGGAGATATTGTATCAAAATTAAATTATGGAGAAAAAATCTGGATAGATAACGGAGTTGGCGATAAATGGCAAGTATATGAAAAAATACAAAATCTTACTGTCGGATCTATTACTACAGCTTCTTCATTAGTACTTAATCAACAATTTGGAAATAGTATATATACTCAAGAAGATAGCAATATATTATTAATGTCTGCTACAGGAAAATATACCAATGCTCCTAAATATGGTAATATATCTGTTTTTTATAAAATTAAAAATCTTTTAGAAAAACGTTTTGATTATACACTGAATAATAGTTTTAAAGTTTACTGCGACGATGTTTTACCAAATGAATTTGGATATTCGTTGGCATATGATACTACCAAAGGACTTTATATCGCTGGTGCACCTGCGGCATCTTTGATAAAGGCTCCGTTAGTATCTGGAGTGGTAGTAACCAGTGACGGCTCCGGGACTCCTAAATCTTTTAATAGCGAAGGCTTGGTAAAAATTAGTAGCTATGACGAAATATTTAATACTGAAAAAACGGAAGCAGTATTAGTAAGTCCATACGCTACAAATGCAGCTACTGCTGAACATGCTAGATTTGGTCATTCTGTGTACGTTAATAATGTTGCATACACTGCTTCTACAATATTATTAGTTGGTGCACCTGGCGATATATACAGCAATAATAACTATTGCGGAAATGTATATGCATATAAGATAGACAGATTTAACTATTACAAAGCAACTAGAGCTCAGGTAATATATGCTCTCGCTGCTAATCCATTGGCTCCTTTGTATTACGGCGAGCAAACTATATTAAATTGGATGTTAGTTGGTCTTACAGGATTTCAACAATTTCATATAGACTATAGAATAGCACATCCTGACGAAGCATCAATATGGGATGCTCAGAGAGCACAAGATGCAGTTGGAATAATAAACACAAGAGTAGAAGTACTAGCAGCATATCAGAATAACATTGATGCACAACTATACCCAGACGAAGCAAGTATTAGATACTGGATGATTAATGGATTAGGTGCAGATCTTAGCACTTTTAATTATTCAGTTATTGTAGAAAATGAAAAAAATCCTGTACAACATCAGAAAAATCTAATTGAACGTAATACGGTAGAAAAACCCGCCGCTATATATATCAATCCACATCAGTCAGGAATATCTCTTAATTCTCACGTTGCATTAACTACCAGTAGCCATTATGGAAGTAAAATTGTAGGCGATACTTTGGGCAATTTTATTGCAATATCAGCACCTTATCATATTGACTCTACGACTGATAGAACTGGGGTTGTGCAAGTATTTAATTCTCAATTAAATTGGGTACAAACGTTATATTCACCATTTGAAAACAATGAAGTATTTGGTAATGATATGGCAGTTTCGTCAGATGGATCATATCTATTTGTATCATCAACGAATACAAAAGTTTCAGAAAATTCTCGTGGCAAAGTTGCAATTTATAAATTATCCGGATCTGGTAAAATTATTATATCCAGACGATCATCTGTATTAATTGCATATGCTGAAAATTTATTAGCACCGTTATATCCAACTGAAGAAGAAATACAATATTGGATGTATGCAGGGCTAGGAACCAACAACAGTGATTTTTCATCTGCGGTCTTAAATGACAGAGAATTAAATCCAGGTCAAGCCGCGTTAAATGATCAAGCAAGAGCAGCAGATATTCTAGGAATTAAATCAACACGAGCAGCAGTATTAACTGCTTATCGCAATAATTTAGATGCTCCTATATACCCAGATGAAGCAAGTATTAGATATTGGATGATCAATGGGCTTGGCTCAGGAGTTGATGGATTTACCGCAGAAATTACAGCATTTAATGCAGCCAACCCTGATCAATATGCAGCAAATCTTGCAGAACGAGCAGCGTTGTTAGCACCGTCGCCTTACTTATCTACACGTTTTGAAGTAATATATGCGTTTGCTGCTAATTTATTAGCACCTGTATTCCCTAGCAATGCAATGATTTTGGATTGGATGACATCTGGGCTATCAGGGTTTGCATCGGGAATAAATTCATACAGGTCAGCACATCTATCTGAAGCAGCAAACTGGGATACAGATAGAGCAAATGACGAAACTGGAATTTACGGAAATCCTATAATAAACACACGAGCAGAAGTAATATCTGCATATCAATCTAATCTCAATGCAAACTTGTATCCTACTGATACTGATATTAGATATTGGATGACCGTTGGGCTTGATAGATTTGGTTCTAAGATAAAAAATGATAACACTAATTTTCCAGAACAATATGCAAGTTATCTACAAGTTCGTGCAACTGATGATCCGATTGCAACCAAAGCACAAGTAATATTAAAATATGCATCTAATTTAGAAGCAGAATTATATCCTAGTGACACTTCAATAAATTATTGGATGGTCCACGGACTTACTGAGTTTGATAGTACAAATAATATAACCAGAAACAATGACCCTGCACTAGCTGCCTCCATTGATGATGCTCGTGCTGTTGATGCTAGAAATACAAAATCAACTAGAGCAGAAGTAATAACTGCATATCAAAATAATGTTGATGCTCCTCTATATCCCATTGAAGCAGATATAAGACGCTGGATGTTGGCTGGAATTACTAGCAATACTTTTAATTCTTTTAATAATAGTATTATTTCTTACAATGTATTGTATCCTGCCAATTATATAAAATTCCTTGCCCAACGCGATCGTGAAAATTCAAACGTTGACTATAAGTTTGATATTCATCAGATTATAGTTAATCCGTTAATTCATAGTGGATTAAAATTTGGTACGTCAATTTCAATTAGCAAAAATAATAACAATCTGGCAATAAGTGCAATGGGCACTAATAATTCAGAATTATTAACTTTTGATAAAAATTCTAAAAACGGAAAAACTACATTTGACGGCGGCGTAACTAAATTTACCGCAAATATACCTAATTCAGGCATTGTATATGTTTATGGTAATATAAATGGATATTTTGTTCAAGGAGAAACACTCAGCGACCCAGCATCATTAGCAGGTAACGGGTTCGGATATGCTATCGCTGCCACAAATAATAATATTTTTGTAAGTGCTTCGTCAACAATAAGTGCTTCAAGATTTTTTGAATTCTATAAACTTGACAGTAATGTTAATGGATTGAAACTTCTTAGAGAACAATCTGACCTAGTTGATATTTCTACTATTGATAGATTATCATTAATTGATTCTTTCAAAGAAGAACTAGTTGAATACTTGGATATAATTGATCCACTTAAAGGAAAGATTGCAGGAATTGCAGAACAAGAATTAAAATATAAATCAGCGTTTGATCCTGCTACATATTCAATTGGCACAGAGTTAACAGTTGTTGATAATAATACAAGTTGGATTGATGACCATGTTGGAGAATTGTGGTGGGATCTAAGTACCGCAAAATATCAATGGTATGAGCAAGGTGATGATATATTTAGAAGAAATAATTGGGGCAAGTTATTCCCTGGTTCGAGTATTGATGTATATGAATGGGTTAAATCAGATTTGTTACCTAGTGAATGGGCAGCTCAGGCTGATACCAATGACGGATTAACAAAAGGAATAAGCGGACAACCTAAGTATCCTGATAACACCGTTGTTTCTGTTAAACAATTATTCAACAATGTAACAGGTGCATTTGAAAGTGTATATTTCTTCTGGGTAAAGAATAAAGTAACAGTGCCTAATGTTAAGAATAGAAGAATTAGTAGCTATCAGGTATCAACTATAATTTCTGATCCTGTTGCAAATGGATTAAAATTTGCTGAAATATTATCAGCAGACTCAATAGCATTTGCTAATGTTCAGCCGATGCTAGTTGGTAACAGAATAAATGCAAATATTGCTATCAATTCAGCCCGTAGTGAAATTCCTAGACATACCGAATGGTTGTTAATGTCCGAAGGTAATGATAGACGCATGCCACATCCATTGCTAGAGAAAAAATTAATTGATAGTTTGCTAGGACATGATTCATTAGGCAATACTGTTCCTAGCATGGAATTGACATATAGAAATAGATATGGAACAGGAATACGTCCTCAACAAACATTATTCAAAGATAGAGTCAAAGCGTTAAGAAATCAAGTTGATTTTGCTAATTCTATTTTAATTAAAGAAAGAATAACAAGTAATTACAATTTTAATAATTTAAATAGTTTTGATCCTGTACCTGATGAATTGTCTAGAGAGTACGATTTAATTGTTAATTCAGTTGAAGAACTTAATAGTATCAATACACAGCAGTTTGAGCAAGCATTACTAACTTGTACTGTCAATAATGGTAAAATAATATCAGTTGATATATCAACTATGGGATATGGTTATACATTGCCTCCGCTAGTGACTATCGCAGGATTGTCTGGAAATGATGCAGTTATATTAACAGAAATTGATAGTAGCGGTCGGGTTATAAATGCGGTAATATCTAATCCAGGAACTGGGTATGTTGTTGCTCCTCGATTAATTGTTAGACCACAAACTGTTATTATTAAACATCATCCGTTATATGGCAATCGTTGGACCAAGCATCAATTTGATTATGCTTCCCCTAATACTGATCGTGAACCATGGATAATAGTTAAAAATCAAACATACAATACCACATTGTATTGGGACTATGTAGACTGGGCCAGTGATAGTTACTCGCCGTATAAAGATTACAAATATGTAATTGAAGGAGTATATGGACTTTCAACATTAGAGAATATTGTAGTTGGTGATTACATAAAGATTAATAATATTGGCGATGGACGATTTGTTATTCTTGAAAGAATAGCAGATTCTGAATTTGGAGATTTCTCTCCACATTATAATTTTGTTTATAGTGAGAAAGGGACAATTCAAATATCAGAATCTATATGGAAATTTTCTGATAAGAATGTTGCCTATGACGATGCTACATTAGAAGAAACATTATATGATCAAATACCTGACATAGAGTTATACTATATATTATTAGCATTAAAAGAAGATATTTTCATCAACCATCTCAAAGTTAATTGGAATAAGTTTTTCTTTGCTGCTGTGAAATATGCCTTAACTGAACAAAAATTATTAGACTGGGCATTCAAAACATCATTCATTAATGTTGTTAATAGTGTTGGATCATTAGATCAGAGACCTGTCTATAAATTAGATAATGAACAATACTTTGAAGATTACATCAAAGAAGTTAAACCTTATCATACAAATATTAGAACTTATACATCTAAATATTCTTCATTAGAAGAAAACTCAACTCTTTCTTTTACTGATTTTGATTCACCGTTATATTATAATACTGAAACAAACCAATTTAATGTTGTTAACTTCAACAATGGAGATTTATTAAGTCAGCAACCGTGGAAATCATGGGTAGACAATTACACATATTGTGTAGGTTCAATAATAGTAGCAGATGCAGGAACAAATTATACTCAAATTCCAACTGTTACTATTTCAGGTGGCGGAATGTCTGTTACATCAGTTGCAACTGCTGAAGCTTATATTAGAAACGGCGGAGTTTTCCAAATACTTGTAACACACCCTGGTGCAGGATATACTGAAACACCTACAATTACAATTTCAGGTGGCGGCCCATATGTAACTGTAACTGCGACTGTTTCTGTATCATTATTAAACTTGACCACAAGAAAAAATATTATAGGACTAAAGTTTGATAGGGTTGGTGCTCAATCTGAAATTGGAGATATTAATGTTTATGATAAATTTGTATGTTCAGGAAAAGAAGATAAATTTTTATTATCATTGGTAGCCAATCGTAATAAAACAGACATCATTCCTACTCTTAATGGTAGATTGATATTTGCCAATGACTATAAAATTGAATATTATTCAGAATTATATAACGGATACACAAAACATTATTCTAGATTTGTATTTTTAAATTATGTACCTGCTAAGGATCAAATATTTGAAATTCATTATAAAAAGAGCATTGATTATTACACAGCAGTTGACAGAATAGATCAATTCTACACAGCTACTACTGCGTTATCATCGTTGATGTCAGGAGTAATATATCCTAATAATATTATACAGGGATTGCCATTTGAATATTCTACAGCCTGGGATACTATTCAAGGAAATTCAAAATATGATGTGTCTGCATGGAGCGATAATATAAGTTATTATGCATCAGCAAAATTAGTTAAAAATGTTATAGCAGGAACTTCAACTTTATATCTTAGTACTATCACTGATATATATCCTGGACAAGTAATTAATATTTTAAATTCAACAACTAATCGTGTTCGTGCTGATACAGTAGTAGTCTCGGTTAATACTGAGGCTAAAAGTATTACTATCAGTCAACCTCATTATGCAATTAAAACAGTTAAGTCAACTGCAACAAATGTAGGATCAGATATTGTTGTTACTACTGCGGTGCCATTTAATAGAAACATCGTATTAGGTGATACAGTTACCATAGTAGGAATTTCTGCTAAAGAATTTAATGGACAATATGTTATTGCTTCAACAGTAGACAATAATAAGTTTATTGTAACTGCTAAATCTGTGCTATCAACTACATCTACAATTAATACCTACGGTGATGCTAATGCAACAGTTTCGTCAATATTGTTTAATATTAATACAGCAACTGTATTAATAAATTACATTAATGATACATATTTGAAATTATCTAACAATACAATTGTAATTGATTTAATGACACGATATGATGAAATTGCAAAAGTTAAAGTTTTAAAAGATAATGTTACAGCTGAAATGCTTACTGGAGATCCTTTAGGATCACATCCAGGTAGTGAATATTATCATTTAACTATTGATAATGAAACTAAAAATGTAATAGCAACTTTTTATCAGATGTCAAATTCTTCATATAATTTAGAAGTTTTTGTTTATGGTAATACAAATATTGAATTCTGGAAAACAGATTTCAATCAAAGTGGATTAGATTCAACATTGCCAGGTGGCCATTGGAACTCAGGATGGAACGATTTTGTTGGCGGTGCTGGTGTTACATTTACATCAACCTCAATACTATCATCTACAACTGGAAATATTATTGATGGCGATTCATTCTTAAATGAACGTTCAGGATATGCTCCTGAAGAATGTGTTGCAGGTCATGTATTAGATAGTTTAGGTATCAATGTTTATACAAAAGAAGATAACTCATATCCAACAGTATTATCTGGTTCGTTCTATATAAAAGCAGGTGCTACACCGTCTGCAATAATAAGTGTAACGGATACTCAATCTGCTGGTATGATGGTTCATTATAATGGAAAAATACTTGACAGAGTAGCGAATCAAGATGAATTATCAAGTTCACATGAATACTATATGGTTGGAAATACAATCCATCTTGGACCACAGACAGTATCTGGCCGCGGCGGATATACAATGATAACCATTGGTGGTAATTATTCATTACTTGATAGTAATATGGAAACAATCTATCCTGGTGATACTCCTAAGGTGATAAGTTTATTATCAAGTATTAATGATGTTCATGGAACATATGTGTTAGTTGACGGTGTAGAGATATCTGAGATTACTCAAGCAGATGCTGATGCAGGCGCCTATGGATATGTTGTTGGACCATATAGCAGTACAAATAACAGAGCCAGTGTGACTGTCTACGATTTATCACGTGGTACACACAATATTCAGGCATGGTTCTTTGAATCAAAATATACAAAATTCAATAGAGTTCATGAAGAATTACTCGATGCTGGTACAGATCAAACAATGTTTGAACTTGGATTTGTTCCAGGAAATATTGAACCAGTTAGTGCTCAGGTAATTGTTGAAATATTTGATAATACAACATCAAGAAAAAGATTGCTTCCGCCTTGGGTAAGTTATTATCAGATTTCTGGTAATCAATTAACTTTTGCAATTGATAATAAACATACTCGTCTACCAGATACTTATTCTCCAAACACTGTATTTGTATATGCTAATGGTGTTAAATTACGTCCAGGATTTGATTATACATTAAATGCAGCCGATAGTACAATTACTATTATTGATAAATTATTGAAAAAAGGAGATGCGGTTGCTGTAGTCGGATTGATAGATTATGACTATATAATAGATGGAAATATTTTAGAATTGACTACTCCAGTTTCCAATGTTAGCATAAAAGTTACATCGTTTACAAATCACGATAAAATGTTAACCAAAACAGAAAGATTTAATGGAGCATTATCTCGTCGCTTCACATTATCATTTCCTACATTGTCTGATGACTATGTTTGGGTATACGTCGACGGTGTTCCATTAACTGCTAGAGATGAATTCAATATATTAGATGATGCACGTACAATCGAAGTAAGTGATTTAATATCTGTTACAACTGCATCGTCGGTGGTTATTACAACTATTAATCCACCGTCTTTTGGTAATATAATACTTGGATTTAGAATATTCAATGATATGTTTGATAAATCACACTTTAAAAGATTGTCAGCATTCCATAGCACAACATTATTACAACCATTAAGACATACCGATGACGTTATTGTATTAGCTGACGGAAATGGAATAATTCCACCTAACCCAATAATTAATAAACCAGGTGTTGTTATTATTGATGGCGAGCGTATTGAATTTGCAGAAAAAAATGGTAATTTGTTAAAAAGATTAAGAAGAAGTACATTAGGAACTGGTCCTGCTACATTCTCAAATGTAGGTACTCAAGTATTTGATCAAAGTTCTCAACAAACTATACCTTATAGTGAAATAACATTAGTACAATCAACATCAACCACAAGTACAACATATATTATTAATACAGTAACTACAACTGCTACAGGAGCCGGCATCGTTTTAGATCCGTCTATAAATGCAGTAGATCAAGTTACAGTCTATTATGGTGGTCGACAGTTACGTAAGTCACCTGTAATAGTGCATGATAAGTTCTATGATAAACCTGTCTATGCTCCAGCGGCAAGAACAGCATATATTTTAATAGTTGGACAATCTAATATAGGTAACTATGGAGAACATACAGACAATTATATTCCTAATATTAAAGTAAAACGTCTTGACATTAACGGCCTATGGGAACCTGCAGTTTCTCCAGCTGGTCCAGATAGATTAGCCACAGGATATAATTGGGCATCAGGCTCAGCAATTGATGTTCCGGGCGGAGTATCCGGTGGAAATATGGATGGCAGAATAGGTGATATACTTCTTAACAGTGGCGAGTATGACGAAGTTTATATTGTTAATGTTTCTGTAGGTGGAACGGAATTAGGTTGGTGGCTCAGCACAGCATTGTCATCAGACTACAACGGCGGAACTCCAAGAGGTGAAGATAATTTTTCATATACTAATAACAAGCTATATGAAAGATTACAATTTGCTGTAAACAAATCAAATGATAAAGGGTTTAAATTTACACATGTTCTTCTTGGAATAGGAGAATCAGATAGCATTAATTTTATTTCGTCGGCTAATTATTTTGATCACTTCTCAAAATTTAAAACAGATATTAGAAATTTAGGTATAGATGCTCCTATCTATATTAGCAAAACTTCATATGTATCGTATTTGGATGGTGCGCTAATTTCAACTCGTAGTGAACTTATTGAATGCCAACAAAATATAATAAATGAATATTCAGATGTATACTTTGGAGCCTATACGGATCAATACGGCGATAACTATCGATGGGACCATCTACATTTTAAAATAGCAGGATTAAATGCAGTTGCTAGCGATTGGGGCAACTCGATTATTACAGCAATAACATCATTTAATCCTAATGCTCCAGAGTTTTCTATAAACACTGCAACTAACGAATTGTCGTTAAATATTTCAGACTACAACGGAATATCAACTAATATTACCATTGTACAAAGAAAAGGACATATTTGGACCGGAACAGAATCGTTGTTAACTAGTAACTCAATACAAGCTGAATTCTTACGTGATAGAAAATCAACATTACCTGATATATATTATTATGGCGGAGATACAGTGATTAGAGATAATAATAACAGCATTATTACTGACGATAACAACCAACCCTTAGAAGGATATTAACATGACAAAAATTACACAAGCACCATTTATTACACCAGGCGCGGGCACCGGGCTAGTAGTAACAGATTCGTTAGCAATAGGAAGGATACATTATAATGATTTGGTACACCAACTAGCACAAGACATTCAAGGTCTTCAAGGAACACAAGGTAGTTCTACTGGAAATACTGGAGCTCAGGGGATGTATGGAGTTCAAGGATTACGAGGATCTCAGGGGACTGTTGGACGTACTGGAACTGGTGCTCAGGGAATAGCAGGCTCTGCTGCTGCACAAGGTGTACAAGGCCGTCAAGGAGCTCAAGGAGTACAGGGTGCTCAGGGATTAGGACTTCAAGGGCGGCAAGGGATATCAGGGTCAGCTGTTGCACAAGGATCCCAAGGACTTACTGGTACTGGTTCTCAAGGAGTTCAAGGAGTACAAGGTGCAGGTAGTCAGGGAGTTCAAGGCACAATAAGTCCTACAGCTGGTTCTGCAAATCAAGTAATATATAAGAATGCAAGTAATATAGCATCAGGCAGTGAGTATCTTATATTTGACGGAGCTGCACTTTACTCTTATACAATGGTATCTGCAAGACAAAACGGAGCCGAAGGCGGGTATTTTAACTTGTTTGTACCTGCGTCTGGACATACTCTAAATGGGGCAGCCGTGATAATAGATGTATACGCTAATACACTTAGAGTATATGAATCTGGATCTCCTAAACGCGGCGGATATATTGATATTACAAAATTATCAGCAGATGCAAGTACTAATTTACTCGGTGTGGGTGTAGGACAGGCATGGTCTGACAATCTCTCACCATCGGGTACTTCAGAACGCACACTTAGTTCATCTTATAGAAATACTTCTGGACAACCCATATCAGTACAAGCTGGTGCTTCAGTTAACGGATCTTACATGTTTCTTTATTACAGTACAAACAACACAGACTGGATTACACTTGATCAAACATATGGCGCTGGCGGAGCAACTGGGGTTGCAGTTAAGGCAATTATACCCGATAGTGGATATTATAAAGTTGAATGTTCTAACTTAGTTGCCTGGAGTTTTTGGCACGAATTAAGATAATTTAAATGAAAATTCAATGACAATATGGATATAAATACACAATCAACTTATATATATTATGACAAGCCCAACTAATAATCAACCCATTGCTCCGCAGTCAAAACCCAACGAATCGGGTGCTGTTAGCATTCAGGGTCATATTAAAATCTTCGATCCTGTTACTAAGGAAGTCCTTATTGACAAAAGAAACGCTATACATTATGAAAATTTCTCTATTGCATTAGCACAAAGTATTTCAAATAATGAAGGGCCAATTGGAGAAATGGTGTTTGGCAACGGCGGATCACGAGTAGATCCAACTGGAATAATTACATATCTAACACCAAACAATGTAGGTAGCAATGCCGCATTGTATAATCAAACTTATTATAAAACAGTTGATGCTAAACGTAGTTATTCGTTAGATCCAGCAAGAAATTTTATGGAAACTAGACATATTGCAGGTACAGCCTATTCTGATGTTCTTGTAAGTTGTTTATTAGATTTTGGCGAACCAAATGATCAATCTGCATTCGATACTGGAACATCTAGTACTACTAATTATATATTTGATGAGTTGGGTTTAAAATCTTATTCTGCAGCTGGTCCTAATGAAGGAATGTTACTAACTCATGTAATATTCCATCCTGTGCAAAAATCGTTAAACAGGATGATTCAAATTGACTATACTATAAGAATACAAAGTATTAGTAGTGGAATTTAATTATGTCATATATATTACATTTTTCAGATCCAAATGCTACAGCAACAATTTCAGTATCATCAAAGGCCGAAGGCACTGGCGTTAATATAGATAGTACCAGCTTAACTCTTGTTGGTGCTGGATATCAAAACTATGGACTACCTACAGCACAGAATTTTTTAAAGTTATTAGAAAATTTTGCCAGCCCTAGTCAGCCTAACAATGCAATTAAAGGCCAACTTTGGTATGATACTAGTAATACACTAAGACCTGTTTTACGAGTTAATAATGGAACAGGTACTGCCGGAAGATGGACTCCTGCTAATGGCATATACCAACAAACAACTGATCCTACAATAAGATATACTAGTATCGGAGATGGAGATATTTGGGTAGATACAGCTAACAACCAATTAAAAATTAGATTTGAAAATACATGGACTATAGTAGGACCAACTGTACTAAATGGAGCAACTAAAACTGGAGCCAGCTCTGAAATTGTACAAAGCGTCACTGGAGATTCATATCCAATATTAAAGAATTGGGTAAATGGAAAAGTAATAGAGATTATCTCCAACGATGCATTTACTCCTAGAACCGTTATTGATGGGTTTTCTACCATAAAAACTGGTACAAATATTACATCTAAAGTTTTAGCAAAGTATAACGGACTTTCAGAAAAATCATCTGCACTTGAAGTATCACCGGGTGTACTAATTACAGCAGCTGATTTATTAAAAAACAAAGTAACATCTCAAATTCATACAGGAACGTTGTATGTAGAATCTGCAAATGGGTTGTATATTCGACCAACTTCTAATGGCAATGCACTTAACTTATATAGTAATACAACTAATAATGGATTTATTAATTATCCAGGTTCTACATTACAAATAGGAATACAAAATACTTCATATTTAAAATTTAATTATGCATATGCTAGCCTTGGTATAAACAAAGATCCTACATCTATTAGTCCTACGTTAGATGTCGCAGGCGGCGCCAAATTTACTAATTTAGTAACAATTGCATCTTCTGCTACAGTGGCTTTGTCAGTTGCAGGCGGCGCAACATTTGGTGGTGCAGTAGCATCACATGGCTTATATGTTACTGGACTAACAACATCTACTGGGAAATTAACAGTGAGCTCAGTATCTGATGCTGTTGCAATCGAACCATCATTGGATAATTTATACGATATTGGATCTGCTTCGAAGAAATTTAGATCAATATATGTTTCAGATATATATGGCCCAGATCTGTTACATGGTAGTGTAACTGGTTCCGCAGCTTCTTTAACAAGTTCTAGAAATTTCAAGATACAAGGTCAAGTTACTACTACAAATTCTGTTTTGTTTAATGGTACAGAAGATGTAACATTAATAACCACACTAACAAAATCAATCATTAGTGATCAGAGTACTGTCAATACAACAACGTCCACACAAACAATATTAGTTTTAAACACAGCTACCACAACATCTGAGTTAGAAAAAATATCTAAATCAGATTTCTTATCTGATGTATATCCTATATTGTTTCAAACTGGAATGATTACTGCATTTGGAACTTCTACTAATATTCCTTTAGGATTCTTACCATGCGACGGTGTTACATCATATTCAGGTGTAACATATTCTAAACTGTATGCTCTTATTGGTAAAACTTACGGAACTGATGGCGGCACTACATTTAAGACTCCAAATATGTCATCAGCCACATTGGTTTCGCCAGGTGTGTATTTAACATATATTATAAAGACATAAAACATGGCCTACATTATATATAAAAGCGATGGTACAATATTAGCAAATATAGCTAATGGACAAGTTGATAGTAATTCTACTAGTTTATCTCTAGTTGGTAAAAATGTTGATAACTATGGGCAATTATTCAATAATAATTTAGTTAAGTTGTTAACAAGTTTTGCTAATAATGCTAGCCCTACTGCTGCTCAGACTGGACAACTATGGTTTGACACTGTTACAAAAAAATTAAATATTTTTGATGGAACATCATTTAATCCTACCTATGGTGCAACTGTAAATGGAACACCATCTGTAACAACAAGTACAGGAGATTTATGGTATGATACTTCTAATAGTCAATTAAAGTTATGGGATGGATATAATTATAAATTAATTGGTCCAGCAGTTTCAGGAGTATTGGGAAAATTTGGTATTGAACCACCTGTTACTACAATAAGAGAAGATGATACAAACTTGCCACAAAAAGTTGGTGTAATATATTCATATGGTAATGCAGTTGGATTAATTACTACATCTTCGTTTGTTATGAAAGCCGCTGATGCTAATACTTATTTTAATATAGAAGCCGCTACTAATATAGTAAATGGTACAACGTTTGTACATGATGTTGATGTTAAGGGCGATTTAGCTATCAAAGGTGAGTTTTATGTTAATGGTATAAAACAGTTTCCAAATGGTCAAACATTAACAGCATCGTTTGATATTACACCATATGGTGATCCTGATCCTGCAATGTCAGATGTCCCTACTGCAATAACATATATCGAAGCAGGTAACATTGCAATACGAGATTTCTTACCTTTGGTATTTTCTACAGTTACTAATGTAACATATGGTGATATTGGATATCCTCTTGATTCTATTGCAAAAGTTGTTTGTTCATATAACAACGGAACAACAATTGATTTATCTGTTAGAAGATTTAAATTAATCGACGATCCATTAAATCCCGGAATTAGCATATGGAATTGGGACGATGTATATAATACTCCAAGTCTTAGTGCAACTACAAACATTGTGACAATTTAGGAGTTTTAAATGGCATATATTTTAAATAAAACCAACGGATCAATTGTTGCAACAGTACAAGATGCAACAATTGATACAACTACTGATTTATCATTTGTAGGTAGAAACTATGCTGCATATGGCGAAATACAAAATGAGAATTTTTTAAGATTATTAGAAAATTTTTCTAATATAACAGCACCTTTGCATCCTATAGAAGGACAACTTTGGTACGATTCAAATAAAAAACATATAAATGTTTATAATTCATCAAATTGGAAAAGCATTGCAGCACTTGAAGTAAACTCAGTTAATCCAATATCTACAGTTATACCTTCAGCTGGAGATTTATGGTACAATACAATAGAGCAACAATTAAATGTTTTTAATGGAACAAACTATGTATTAGTAGGACCACCTATTGGATCAGAATCCAATGCAGGCTGGCGCGGAGACTTTGAATCTGCAGATGGCCTAAACAAAATTTATAATAGCAAGGCTGTTGTTAATGATGAAGTTATTGCAACTGTATCTAATCAAGAATATGCATTAAATTCTGTATTAACTGGTGCATACACTATATATAAAGCTGATGCAAAATTGCATAAGGGAATTAACTTAACCGGTGCAGATCCTGTTACAGGAAGTTCAGAATTAGCTAAATCTTATTTCTGGGGAACTGCTGCTCATGCATTACGATCAAATACATCAACTTATACAAATGGATTTGCAACATCGCAAAGTACAGAAAACAAATATAAGCCTGTAACATTTATTAATACATCCTCGTCGTCATTTACAGATGGAACTATTTCTATAAATTATGGATTTACATATAACCCATCTACTAACTATGTTAAAGCAACAAGGTTTGAAGGTGTGGCCACTAGTGCATTGTATGCCGATTTAGCAGAAAGATACGAAGCAGATGCAATATATCAACCCGGAACCGTTGTAGTAATTGGTGGAGAAAAAGAAGTTACTATTTCTGAATCATATGCCGATACAAGGGTAGCGGGTATAGTGAGTACAAACCCGGCATATATGATGAATTCTGAGGCAGGATCTGACGAAACTCACCCCTATATTGCCTTAAAAGGCCGTGTTCCTTGTCAAGTTGTAGGTACTATTAACAAAGGCGATCTACTAGTAACAAGTGCAACACCGGGACATGCCGCAGCTTGGCTTGGTGGATCTGCTCCAGATGGAACTGTAATAGGAAAAGCCCTCGAATGTCATTTCGAAGGCCTCGGTATTATTGAAGTATTAGTAATCTAAACTGCCATTGGCGCTTTAATACTAGCGTAGCAGTTATAGTCAACCAATTTAGTATCTTGCATAGTAAATTTGGTTATATCATTAATATCTTTATCAAGCTCTAATGTAGGTAACACTAATGGTTCTCTACTCAATTGCTCTCTTACCTGCTCTAAGTGATTATCATAGATATGAGCATCACCAAAAGAAATAATTAATTCACCCACTGAAAGATTGCATACCTGTGCAATCATGTGTGTAAATAATGCATAACTTGCAATATTAAATGGCACTCCAAGAAACATATCAGCACTACGTTGATACATATGGCAACTTAACTTACCACTACTACCTACATAGAATTGAGCCATCATATGGCATGGAGGTAACGCCATTGAATCAAGTTCTCCTGGATTCCAAGCACTGAGAATATGCCTACGTCCATATGGATCTTTTTTAATACCATTAATCAACAATTGAAGTTGATCAATATGTTTAACTGCCATACGATTGGCACCAAACACCGGAGCACGCCACGAACGCCATTGTACTCCATATACCCGACCTAGGTCTCCTTTAAATCGTGCTTTAGGTCGCCAATAATCTGCATTAGCATTACCAGTCCAGATAGTATTTTCTGTACTAGTACGACTACCATGCAATATTTCTTTTAAACGATTCTCATCCCCGCTACCTTCAATGAACCATAGAAGTTCACTAACAACAGATTTCCAAGCCAAACGTTTTGTAGTTATGGCTGGAAATCCTTGTTGTAGATCAAACTTTAATTGTAGTCCAAACTTACTGATAGTACCTACTCCAGTACGATCTGGACGATGTTCACCTGTGTCTAAAATTTCTTTTAGAGCATTAAGATAAGCGTCTTCGGGATGTGTCATTAAGCTTCAACAGTTTTCTTAGCCTTAGACTCTTTAGCCTTAGGAGGATCAATCGCGTCTGCCATTCTACGGAAGTTAGCAGCATCTTTAGCCAGCTTATCAGCTTTAGAACGATATTGTTTTGCTACTAGTACAGGGTCAGAAATTTCTTCAGTAGACTCAACTACCGCAGCTTTCTTTGTTTCAGGTACTACAATATCTGATACAACAATTTCTTCTTTGACAGCAGCTTTACTTTCTTCTTTAGGAGTACCATCTGTAACTGCTAGGTCTTCTAATTTAACTCCTTTTTGTTCAGCAATAATATTGTTGAGTTCATCTAATGGAGTTGAAGTTTGACTATTAGGAGTCATTAATACAAGTTTAGTAGGCACTTTTTTAAGATGACCATTGGCATGCATATATTGTAGCATGACAGTACCATCTGGAAAACGCCGTACTGCAAGAACATCTGCAAGCTCATTAGCCTGTTGTCCTGCATCACTATCAATTAAACTCATTAATGAGTCATGATAAGCGTCGGTGAGACCATTAGTTCCTACAACCAATGCACTGTGGGGATCTCCTGGAAGAGTACGATAAACTACTGCTATGCGAGCAGAATTGTTTTTCATCTTTCCTACATGTTTGGTAAATTTAGCCATGCTACTCTCCTTATATTATTCTGCGGCAGCAGTTTGTTCTTCAGGCTTAGGTGGTGCTACTGCAATTAGAAATGCATTTAATTTGTCATAGGTTGCACCTACAGCTGAAATTTCATTGGCGGCAAATACTCCACGACGTACAGCAACATCTACAATTGATCGTAGATTACCTAGATCGGTGATTGTAAGTTCTGGTGTTTGTGGTGCAGCAGCTTCTTGTGTTTGATTTTCTTCCATTTTAATTTTCCTTATTTTTTATGTAAATGTTGGCATCCTATTGCCAGCATGGTTAGCTCTTTTGGATCTTCCATTCCTATTTCTGTAAAAGCAACGACTTTCCTATCATGATCTAAACCATATCCGTCTTTGATAGCATACCTGCCATCTAAGTTATATTCGATCCAATGCTCAATATCTTTAACATCAAATCTATGCTCTATCGAAAGTTTAGTAAAATGCTCTGGAATAAAGGATAACTTTCGCAATCCTAATACTGACAAAGCATTTATTGTTCCTCTATTTAGAGACATTATATACCTACTTTATTTATAATAAGCTGTCTGGCCGAAGGGTGCAATTATGGTATCATTGCCGTGAATAACAAACAAACTTTCGCAATAATCCTCATCTCCCCAACTTCCGCAAGGATATCCGTCTGTAAACATAATGAAACGCTTGGGATTAATATCTTCACGTTTCATAAATTCGTAGTTAGCATCAAAGTCAGTACCACCACCGCCTTTAACTTCGTAGCTCATAATGTCATCTGCATTGTCTCCAGAGAAGCGAGCATAGTTATATACTTCTGTGTCAAAACACCAGAGATCCAATTTAAAGTCTCTGTATTCATCCATAATGCCTTTAACTTCACTGATAAAGTCTTTGGCCATTACATCAGAAATACTACCGCTCATGTCAATGGCCACGGATACATCAATGGTTTCTTCATTCATCATTCCAGGCAAAATAGCACCGCAATGTTGACTCTTACGATTTGGACGAGCAAAGCTAAAATTACTTTTAAAGATGCTTTGGATATTCATACGCAGGATTTGACGCCAATCCATTTTAGGCTCAGTGAAGTCTGTAATCATACGACGGATACCAGCTGGTACTCGTCCAGCACCTGCAGATTGAGCAGCAGCCATTACAGCTTCTTTGATCTCATCGCGGATCTGTTTCTTTTCTTCAGCAGTTAACTTTGGACGACCTTTACCCTTGCCGTTATCGTCTCCGTCCTCGCCATCACCACCGTCTCCATCTTCGCCATCAAGGTGTTCGTCAAGCAATTCACCAAGGGAGCCAATGTCAATCTTTTCTGCTTTCTCGTAGAGCTCGTTGTAGATCTCTTCATAGCTCTTACCACGATACTTGTCATCTTGGAAGATTTTAATAAAACTTGGCACTACGCCAATACGTTCATCTTTAAGAATCTGATTAGCAGCATAGTCAGCAGCAATGTTTGATAGTGTAGGATCGCGGCTATCACGACGTCCCATATGATCAAACACATTATGTAGAACTTCATGAGCAAAGCCAAACTCTGCTTCTTTGGGATTCAATTTATTAACAAATCCATTATTGTAGTAGAAGGTGCGACCGTCCGTGGCCAATGTATTACACCATTCACTGGCATCGACTAATTTCATACGTGTAGCAAGATTGCCAAAGAACGGATGTTTCAACAATAGTCCAACACGAGCCGTAATCAGCTTCTCAAGAATTTTATTCTTTTCCGCAGGAGTAAATTGTTTGGTAGTCCAATCTTGTTTAGCAGTTTTTTCGGCCTTCATTACTTTAGACATAGTGTATCCTTGTTAGTGTTTAAGCATATATTATACATTAAATTTATCAAAAGAGCAAGTAGAAAAGGCCCTTGCGGGCCTTTTTTAACTCTCCATTGCGACCAAAATGTACTTGCCGTACTTGTCATGGAAGCGATCAAAGTGCTTCAACTTACTAGCATCAAACGGGAGATTGTAGCTAGTCAA